CGAGGCTACTTCTCAAGGTTTAGACGTAAAAGATTCTTGTGTAGCAGCTACTACAGGAAACATAACAATATCTACTGCACTTAATAATGGAGATACACTTGATGGTGTTACTCTTTCAGATGGAGATAGAGTATTAGTTAAAGACCAAAGTACTGCTTCGCAAAATGGTATTTATGTAGTTGGGTCTAGTCCTTCGAGAGCAGTTGATTTAGCTGCTGGTGCGGATGCAGCAGGAATGTTCACCTTCGTAGAACAAGGTTCTGTTAATGCTGATAATGGGTTCGTCTGCACTAGCAATAAAGGATCAGCAGTTGTTGGTACAAATAATCTTACCTTTGCACAATTCTCTGGTGCTGGTCAGATAACAGCAGGAGATGGCTTAGATAAGTCTGGAAATACTCTTTCTGTCGATCTAAAAGCAAATGGTGGACTTGTCATTGAATCTACTGAAATAGCTGTTGATCTTGGTGCTAGTTCTATAACAGGAACACTTGCAATAGGAGATGGTGGAACAGGTGCGACTTCTGCAAGCAACGCTAGGTCAAATCTAGGTTTAGTTATTGGCACAGACGTTGAACCACATAGCGATAAACTTACAGAGCTTGCCACGATGGGTCAGACAACAGCTAACGCTTTAGCTGATTTAACAGAAGCAGAAGTTCAAATTTTAGATGGTGCGGTTGTAACAACAACTGAACTAAATATTATAGATGGAAATACCTCTGCCACTTCAACAACTCTTGCTACTGCTGACCGAATGGTCATAAATGATGCAGGAACTATGGTTCAAGTTGCATTATCTGATCTCGTTACTTTTCTTGAAAATGGAAGTGTGTCAGGTTTTGATATCGATGGTGGAACTTACTAGAGCTAGGAGGTAATAGCTCATGGCTAATCAAATTCGATTAAAAAGAGCAAGCGGTAGTGATCCTACAGCAAGTGATCTTGTTTTAGGCGAACCAGCCGTTAGAACCGATACAGGTGAGTTATTTTTTCTAAAAGATAACGGAAACGTAGCAAAAGTATCGGGTGGTGGTGGATTATCTGATGGCGATAAAGGAGATATTGTGGTCTCGAATAGTGGAGACACACTAAGTATTGATAGTGGTGTAATTGATAACGCAAATATAGCCTCAAATGCAGCGATAGCTGGCACAAAGATTTCTCCTGATTTTGGTTCGCAAAATATAACTGGATCAAAGTTAACTATTAACTCTACAACTCCAATTATAGATTTAGCTGAATCTGACGGAAATCCTGATTACAGAATATTTGCAGAAAGTGGTGCATTTGTAATAAGAAATCAATCAAGTACAGCAAATAGATTTGTAATAAATAGTGATGGTCATATTGATTTAAAAACCAATGTAGATTGTGAAGCTGGTCTTGATGTAACAGGGGATATTATTTCAACTGCTCATATAACAGGAGTTTCTGATTCGTCTGAAGCAGCGTTTATAGCAAAGGGTATATCAGGTACAACTGAAGGTTATATTCAACTTAATTGTGCAGAGAACTCGCATGGTATTAAATTAAAAAGTCCACCTCATAGTGCTTCTGCTAGTTATACTCTTGTTTTCCCAGAAGATATTCAAAACGGAAAATTTTTAAAAACAGATAGCAATGGAAATTTATCTTGGGCTACTCCTACTGATACCAATACTCAGTTATCAAACGCACAGGTCAGGGCTGCTGTAGAGGCTGCATCTGACAGTAACGTATTTACAGACGCAGACCATTCAAAATTAAATGGCATAGAAGCGTCAGCTACCGCAGATCAGTCAGCAAGCGAAATACTAACACTAATTAAAACTGTAGATGGATCGGGGTCAGGGCTAGACGCTGACACTTTAGATGGAGTTCAAGCATCTGGTTTTGTTGCTGTTGGTGGTGACACCATGACAAGTAATTTAAGAGTCGATATAAATTCTAATAGTGATGGAATATTAGGCTTAGCATTTACCAATTATTTTGGGTTAAAACACGCAGATCAAACTCTTGACTCTGAGTATATGATTATCTCTAAAGATGATAATACATTTATTTCAGCTTCAAGTGGTTCTAATGTAAGAATTAGAAACGGAGGTAATGACAGTACAAATGAATTAATAATTGGTTCTGGTAATAATGCTTTAACTTGGCGAGGACAAAAGGTATTTCATGCAGGAAACGATGGATCGGGCAGCGGACTAGATTCAGACACTTTAGATGGTTTACAAGCGACAAGTTTTTTAAGGTCAGATCAAGATGACACAACATCAGGTAAGTTAAATGTACAAAAACTTGGCTTTGCTGGTACAGTTGGAGGTAATTCTGGTAATAGTGCAGAAAATTACGCAATTTATCAGCAAAGTGGAGCATGGTCAAGTCCATTTCCAGATTTAATAATTAGTTATCATACTGGAATAAAAATTGGTGGTTTAAGTGGTTATGGTGGTACAAGATTTTATAATGATTCTCCCGAAAGGTCAGGAGCTACAGAAATATTTTCTGTAGGTAACGGAGATAACGATGTAAGAGTTGTCAACGATCTACATATAGGTGGGAATATCACAGTATCAGGCACAGTTGATGGTCGTGACGTTGCTAGTGATGGTTCAAAACTTGATGGTATTGCTGCTGGTGCTACTAATGTCACTAATAATAATCAATTAACAAACGGAGCAGGGTATATTACATCTGCTTCATTAGCTGGGGTTAGTGATGGTGGTAACGCTGCTTCCTTAGACGGCATAGATTCAAGTCAATTCTTGAGATCAGACCAAGATGACACAATGACAGGTCAATTAACTATTAATGGGAGATTAGATATAGGAAATGGTAGTAATGGGGAACACGAAATTAGAATATATAAAGGTGATAATAATGTTTCAGATCATATACAGTTTTTTAACGGCACTTCAAGAGTCGGAGAAATAGGTTGTGAAGATACAACATGGCTAAGAATCAATCAAGAAACAAATAAAAATATTTATACACCTAGGTATATAAGGGCAGATGGTGGTTTCTTTGTTGATGGAGCATCTAAAGGTATTAATGGAAGTGGCAACTTTGTTGGCGGTACTATTGCTGGTGCGTCAGATGTAAGTGTAAGTGCAAGTAATAACACTATTGTTAGGAGACATTCTTCTGGTTATATATTTGCTAACTACATAAATACAACTGACAACTCGGTAGGTTCTGGTGTAACTGCCATTATGTGTAAGCAAAATAATAACGATTATCATAGATCTGCTAGTGCCGCTGCTGTAAGAGCATTTTTAAATGTAGAAGATGGAGCTACTGCTGGTGGGTTTCCATCAGGAACTCGCATGATATTTCAGCAAACCTCTGCACCTACTGGTTGGACTAAAGATACAAGTGACACAAACCAAAGAGCATTACGAGTAGTTTCTGGTTCTGCTAGTTCTGGTGGTTCAGTAGATTTCACATCTGCTTTTGCAAGTAGGGGTGTTTCTGGTTCGATTGCGAATACAACTCAAGGCGGTTCAATCGCAAACGGGGGAAACAATACAAATAACGGAGGAAATAATACGAATAACGCAACTGCTGGCGGTTCAGTTAGTAACCATACACTTTCTACAGGTCGTATGCCTTCTCACAGACATATTGGAGGAGACAGAAACATCTTTGACCAAGTTAATGGCTTCTATGGTCAAGCACAAAATAATGCAGGTGGTGTAAATTATCCAGGTGCAAGATACGATCCAAGCAACCCTTATGCACAAACAGATAAGTCTTGGACTTCTAATGAAGGTAGTACACAAGCTCACAATCATGGATTTAGTGGTTCTGCTCACAGTCACTCAATTAATGCTCACTCTCACTCAATTAATGCTCATAGTCATTCATTTAGTGGATCTGCTCATAATCACTCATTCTCTGGTACGTCTATAAACTTGGCAGTTAGATATTTAGACGTTATCATTGCACAAAAAGACTAATGACGATAAAAGTTGAAGCTGGTGATTTTTGTCCTCTTATGAAGCAAGAATGTATAGGTTTAAAATGTGCATGGTTTACTAAAGTTATGGGTCATCACCCACAAACAGGAAAAGAAGTAGAAGAGTGGGCTTGTGCAGTAGCTTGGCTTCCTATGCTTGCTATAGAAAACTCACAAAGTACAAGAATGAGTGGAGCAGCAGTTGAATCATTTAGAAATGAAATGGTTAAGAGAATGGATATGCCAATAGTTCAAGAACCAACTAAACTATCTAATATAGATATAGAAAATTTATTGGAGAGTTGAGATGAGATTATGTGTTGTTGTTGAGGACAAGTATGTAGCAAAGGATGATGAGGGCTACGTTGTAGATAATTTAGATTATATAGATCCAAACATTAATGCAATTCAATGGTACGACACTAAAGGAGAGGTTGAATATTTAGATGGCAGTCCAAATACAGAAATAACAGATATTACACCTTATAATCAAGTTTTAGTAGATTGGCAAGCTGCAAAAGATAAACTTGCAGCAGAAGTCAAGGTAAATCTCAGAGAAGATTGGGAAGTTATGTTTAGGTCAATAAGATATGCTTTATTACTAGAGTGTGATTGGACTCAAAACCCAGACAATCAATTATCTGACGAGAAAAAACAAGAGTGGAAAACTTATAGACAGGCTTTAAGAGATATGCCAACTACTAAAACAGCAACTTTTGAAGAGCTTGTTAAGGATAAAACTCATTCTGATTATCCAACACCACCTAGCCCTCCTTTATTATTCAAGTATAGTTAAAAGTAGTTATGAAAAAAACTTTGAAATTTATTGTATTTACAACACTTCTTTTGTTTTCATTTAATTTATCTTCAGTTTTTGGTCATGGATATCATCCAGAAGACGAAATAACTGCTGAACAAAGACAAGATGTTATAAATGAACACACTCACCACTAATAATTTTATTGGAGTTTACGACAATATTTTGTCTCCTGATGAGTCAGAACATTGTATTGATTATTTTGAAAAATTAAAACGACAAGGTCATACATATTTTAAAAATATAAAAAAGCATGAAGGTGACATGGAAGAAGCCTTCTTGTCTTGGGATTTTAAAGTAAATCAGTTTGAAATATCTAGTATATTTATGGGTGGCTTGGAACGTGTATTAGAACAATATTTTAATAGTTATTCAATTTTGGCTGAAAGTAATTTTGCTTTTTACGATATAAAAATAAAAAAGATAATACCCTGTGGAGGTTATCACACTTGGCATTATGAAAATCAATCTATTCTTACATCAAATAGGTATCTAGTGGTTCAAGCATATTTAAATACTGTTGAAGAAGGAGGAGAGACTGAATTTCTATATTTAAATCAAAGGATAAAAGCAATACAAGGTAGATATATTATTTTTCCTGCTAGTTTTACACATACACATAGAGGTAATCAACCTATTAACGAACACAAATATATTGCAACAACTTGGGGTCTAATACAAAATTAGGTGCTATCATTATAGCAGTACAATATTAATCTAATGGCAGTTGATCCCAAAAAAAAGCTAGAAACCTTAAAAGCAGAATTGCAACAAATTGCAGAAAATTATAAAGAAGCTACACAAGTAGCAGAAAATTGTAAACAAAAAATATTTGAATTAAAAGGAGCTATAGCTGCGGTTGAAGATATTATTGAACCAGAAAAGAAAAAAACTAATTAACTTTTTCTTGTATTTGCCTTGTCATTAAACTCATGGTGACGTAAAGAGGTGACAGAGCTACAATAAGCAGTAATACAAGCACACTTGAAAAAGATAGTGCTTTTAATATTGCAAATTTAATCATGTTTCAAAAAATTGCTAATATTCTTAGCATTGTTTCTTTTCTTATGGTAGCTTCCATGAGTGGTGGAGCATACCTGGGCTACAAATATGTAACATCCGAAAACTTCAAGTCTCAGGTTATGAATGAAATTCTTGGAAATATACAGGGTGCTATGCCAAAGGTTTTAGATAATGTAATACCTGAAGTTACAGGACCATCAATGCCAATACCAAAAAAATGAACTGTTTCTGGTGCGATTCTGAACTCATAGTAAGTGGTGAGATTGATGTTGATGAATCCATGTCAAATTTATACCCTGAGTTTTCCGTACGAACTAATTTAAGTTGTCCCAGATGTTATGCAGAGGTAGAAGTTTTAAAGAAACGAGATGCCTACGACTGAAATACCTCGCTTTCAGATAAACGAGATTCAAATACACGAAATACCAATATGGAAGTTCAATAATCCAGTAGTAAATTATATAAATAAACCCGTTGTAGATATTCCAGGTTGCGTAAGAGTTCACAGAAATAATTTAACCAGCCTTATTGATAACCCCAAAGATGAATATGGAACTTATACAGAATGTGGTAACTTCAGTATTCCTAGTTTTGAACCTCTGGAGTATAACCCCAACGAATTTAAGTACACGCAAGCTAAAACCGCCAATCAGACAGAAGAGTTTGTACCGCCAACAGTAGAACCACCGAAATACGAACCAAAAAAGAAAGAAGATAAACCGCTTTTTGTTGAATGTCCCGGACCGAATGACCAAAGAGTAGGCCAATATGCTTCAGAGTTTAAACTGGAACGAGTATCTGGTCATTTAAGAAGCGAAGATGGTAGTGAGTGCATAACGCTTTATGAAGACGTTAAATTCATCGAGCAATACATACCGAATCCTCCACAGCTTGTTAGCACTGCTATCATTGCTAGCGTTGCTGCCTCTACTCCATTACTGCTTAATATTGTCAAACCTCTAGTAAAAAATTTATTTAAAAAGCTGACAAAGAA